AGGCTGTAGAAAACACCAACACAAAATAGAGCGTACAGTATGAGTAAACAGATATTTAGGCTAGTGCATGACGAAGCGCGGCGCAGGGCTATTCAAGCAGTTAAAGACGCGCAAGATGGATATATCGTCACAGTATCAGAGCCGACAAGAAACTTAGATCAGAACGCGGCATTGTGGGCGATGCTAACAGATATTAGTCGGCAAGTTGACTGGTACGGCAATAAACTAAGTCAGGAAGAATGGAAGTCAGTTTTTAGCTCATCGCTTAAAAAGCAAAAAGTTGTACCTGGGCTAGATGGCGGCTTTGTTGTTTGTGGCCAGTCCACGTCAAAGATGACAAAATCAGAGTTTAGCGAATTGCTTGAGTTAATCGCGGCTTTTGGTGCGAATAATGGAGTAAAGTTTAATGACGATTGGAAAGGTGAGCAATGATTATTCCAGATTGGGCAAAGACTCTAAAGCCAACTAGCCTTTTGAGTAGCAATGAAGTCGCAGTATTGTTGGGAATAAAAGTAAAGGCATTATATAACAGGATTGAAAGAAATAGTTTCCCCAAAGCGGATAGAAGTATTAGTAATAGTATGTTTGGAAAAAACTGCAAGCCAAGAAGTTACTGGTATGTAAAAACAGTTATAAATCACATTAACGGGATTGGTAAAGTTTAATGACCAAAGCGGAACATAAGCACATAGAGCGAGTAAAGAACTTATCATGTGGCGTATGTGGCGAGGGTGAAACATCGGACGCTCATCATATACTGGAGGGTGGGCGCAGGGTCAGCCACTTTGCAGTTATCCCACTATGCAAATCTTGCCACCAGGATAATCATAACGGCATACACGGGCGCAAGGCGATGTGGAATATAATGCACAAGACTGAATTGCTAGTGCTGGCGGAAACAATAGAGAGGTTAACATGATAACGATTAGATTACCATACCCAGTATCAGCAAATAAATACTGGCGCACAACAGTTATAAAAGGCCATGCTGTTACTTATGTTAGCGCAGAGGCTAAGTCATATAAGCAGGCAATAGCGTGGATAGCGATAGCGTCAGGAGTACGACCAGTACATGAGCATGTCGCGCTGAATATAGTGCTGCATCCGAAAATTACTAAGTATGGCGACGCGTCAAAAATATGCTTGGATTTGGATAACTCAATAAAAGTAACTTGTGACGCGCTTAACGGAATAGCTTACAACGACGACAGCCAAGTAAAGCGGATTGAAGCGGAGTACGGCGAAGCTATAAAAGACGGCGGAATGACGGTAACAATATCAAATCATGAAAGGAATTAAATGGAAGCTGCGTTAGTATTGATAATTGGAGTTTCGTTTTTATCGGGTGTTGCGATGGGTTTAATCGTGGAAAAAATCAAAGGAAAAAATCATGAAATATGCTAAAATATTGATAGTAATGATGTTTGCACTTGCTGGTAATGCACATGCTAGAGAGCATCTAGCACCGCTTACAGAGTGCCAGCTTAATATCGTTGTGGCTACTGCTGTTTATCAGTTAAGCATAGTAGATGCAAGAGTGCCAGACATTAGCGGCATGTTGCAAGTGGCAGCAATAGCAGTGCAAGACCAGGACACGCTGGACAAGTGGGCTAGGACAAAGGACGCAACGTATAATCTTAGTGATATAAATATGGCGATTTATGATATATCAATGAACATGATTAAAAAGCATAAGCGCAACGTCACGGAAGAAGAAATAAACACCGCAGCTATTAACAGGGTGGCTAGGGTATGTCAGTGATATTGAGAATAAGACTTGAAACAAAAGGAGCTGAAATGCAAAGATTAGATGAAGCTGGAATGTATCCTTTGACAATAGAAAATGTAAAGTTTCATAATAAAGGATTAACTCTACATTTAAGAGGGGGGCACATTTTCGGAGAATTTTATCTGAAATATAAATCAAACTTTGATGCGGCGGTAATAAACCAACTTTTTTCAGCGATAGGATGCAAATTATCGTTAGAAGAAAGTGATAATGTGGAAAGATTGATCGGGAAATCCGCAGATTTCTTAATTAGTCGCGTTGATGTTGATAAGTGCAATGGCGTTAATGTTTTTACGATGAAAATTATTTCTGTAATGCCTTCACCAGAAAATTTTAAGCAATCAAACAAGTATTTTAGAGATGTTATAAAAACGATAACAAATAGGAATTCTGTTTTGATATTTGGTTAGAACAGATAAATAAACCCGCAACGCTTAGAATATCGTCAGATATGCTGGACTAGATGATACTGGTCGATGCGCACCATTGCGGGTATCTACACACAAGTTCGTATTATATAAAATGAGTATGATGAAAATAGAGCAGATTGCTGTCGACACACTGATACCTTATGCAAGGAACAGCCGCACCCACAGCGATGAACAGGTAGCGCAGATAGCCGCAAGCATACGCGAATTCGGCTTCACGAATCCAGTGCTGATAGACAGCGATGGCGGCATCATTGCAGGCCACGGGCGAGTTATGGCGGCTCGCAAGCTGGACATGCAGGAAGTGCCGTGCATTCGCCTGGCACACCTAACAGACACACAGAAACGCGCTTATATCATTGCCGACAACAAGCTGGCACTAAATGCTGGCTGGGATGACGAAATGCTCAAGCTGGAGTTTGATGAGCTTGAGGAATTAGGATTCGACCTTGAACTGACTGGCTTCACGCTGGATGAAATAGCAGAGTTAGAGATTGAGGAGATACCGTCAGGACAGACCGATGAGGATTATGTTCCAGAGGTGCAGCCAGATCCAATCAGCAAGATAGGCGATGTGTGGCTGCTTGGAAAGCATCGTGTGATGTGCGGTGATTCGACCAGCATTGACGCAGTTGAAAAGTTGATGAATGGACAGAAAGCGGACATGGTGTTTACTGACCCTCCGTATGGCATGAGTTATGGTGGCGGCAGGGCGCAAGGCAACCACTCTCTTAATAAGAGGGGGGGGTAGTTGTGAAAGCGCACGGGATGATTATCGGAGACGATAAGACTGGAGATGATCTGGTCGCATTAGTACGCGATGCGCTATCAACAGCGATGGCATCAAGTAAGTCAGGAGCTGCAACATACGTGTGCTTTCCGTGGCGGACGTATTCTGAATTTGAGGCGGCATTAGAATCTTGCGGCTTAAAGGTTTCTGCTTGCATCGTATGGGATAAGAAGTCGATTGGCCTAGGAAATGCCAATTACCGTCCACAGCATGAGTTTATATTTTATTGCAAGGGAGAGGCGTGGTACGGAGATAAATCACAGTCTGACGTATGGAGCCTTAGCCGTGGTGCGACAGGAAAGTATGTACACCCGACACAAAAACCTGTTGAGTTAATAGAGCAGGCGTTATCTAACAGCAGCAAGGGTGGCGATACTGTCCTCGACCTATTCGGCGGCAGTGGTAGTACGTTAATAGCCTGCGAGAAAACGGGGCGTGAAGCCCGCCTGATGGAACTCGATCCTAAGTATGTAGACGTAATCGTCAAACGCTGGCAGGAATTCACTGGAAAGCAAGCCGCGCTGGAATCAGACGGACGAACATTCACAGAGGTAAGCGATGGCATACAGTCATGACGAATGGGAAACAGTCAGAGCTTTCTATGAGCGAGGATTGTCACTAGCAGAGATTGCGGCAAGAGATGAAGTAGTAATTAAAGACCGCAAATCAATCAGCCGAAAAGCCGCACAAGAGGGATGGATTAAAGGCGAAAAAGCCACACTGGTAGAGCGGGAAGTAAATACAAAACAAGCTGTTGCAGAAATTGCCACAGAAAAAGCGACACTAAATGCCACAGAGCTTTCTGTTCACAATACGCTAGTGTCAGAGCGCACACAGGATGATATATTTTTCCGCAAAGCCAGTTTGATAATCGCGCAGAAAGCCGTAAAGAAAGTGCAGACCGAAGATTGCACGATGATGGAGTTACGAGCAGCGCAAGAGTTAGTCGGCAAGGGTAAAGAGAACATTTACGGCAAAGCCCCAGATACCGCTATCCAGATAAACAACAGCGCCCCGCAAGTCAAAACAATAAATGACTTCTACAGCAACACTTAACCCGAACCTCCGCACGTTTTGGAATACGCCAGCACGTAACCGCGTGCTATACGGAGGCCGAGATTCAAGTAAAACTTGGGATGCAGCGGGATTTGCTATATTCCTGGCGCAGGCTTACAAAATCCGCTTTATGGCTACTCGTCAGTTTCAGAACCGCATAGCTGATAGCGTCTACACGGTTTTATGTCACCAGATAGAGCGGTTCGGAGTTTCGCATCTTTTCGAGATAACGAATACGTCTATTTACTGCCCATCCACGGGTAGCGATTTTATCTTTTACGGGCGGTCGCGCAACATATCAGACATTAAGGGCGTGGAGGGCGTAGATATTCACTGGGCGGAAGAATGCGAGCTAATGACTGATGAGGAATGGTCAATCATCGACCCGACGCTACGCAAGGAGGGTTCGCAGCACTGGCTAATCTTCAACCCCAGATTATCGGCTGATTTTGTTTATCAGCGGTTTATCGTCAATCCGCCTGCTGATACCATAGTCCGAAAAATAAACTACGATGAAAACACTTTTTTGTCTAACACTTCACGCAAGCGCATCGAAGCGATGAAGATAGAAGATTATGATAGCTATGAGCATTACTATCTGGGCGTTCCATGGACTGACGACGACAGGGTAATCATTAAATTGTCGTGGATAGAATCGGCGATTGATGCACATATAAAATTGAACTTCGCGCCAGAGGGTAGGAAGATAATCGGATTTGACGTTGCAGATGATGGTGCTGATAAGTGCGCCAACTTGTACGCGCATGGGTCGGTTGCGCTATGGTGCGAGGAGTGGAAAGGGGGAGAGGATGAATTGCTGAAATCATGCTCACGAACCTACGCAAACGCCCAAGATCGCGGAGCTGAGATAGGTTACGACTGCATAGGTGTTGGCGCATCCGCTGGCGGTAAATTTGACGAACTTAATCTGGCTAATAGCAACCTGATTAAGTACCACAAGTTCAATGCAGGAGATTCAGTGCATGAGCCTGAAAAACCGTATAGATCAGATAGTATGGCGAAGATAAAGAATAAGGATTTTTTCAGCAACTTGAAAGCGCAGTCCTGGTGGCTAATCGCGGATCGTTTCCGTAATACTTATGACGCTATCCACAACGGCACGCAATACAGCGCAGACGAACTAATCAGTATAGCCAGCGACATGCCAATGCTTGAGAAGCTAAAGACGGAACTGTCAACACCAAGGCGAGATTTTGACGCAAACGGACGGGTTAAGGTAGAATCAAAAAAAGACCTTGCAAAGCGCGACGTAGCAAGCCCAAATATCGCGGACGCGTTCGTCATTGCATTTGCACCCACAAAGTCAACCCGTAGCTGGTTCGGATAAAGGAAAACCAATGTTTAAGTTTTGGAAAAAAGAGATAGAGCCAGCACCATTACCCAAGCCTAAAAAGAGTTTTTGGGGAACGCACGCATTTGACCACGGCGAATCATTTGCAAGCCCACGTGATATAGTCAATCAGATAGCGGCAGGACTTCCGTCTGGCACGATGGATGATTCTAGCACTGGCGCACCATCATTAAAGATTATGCAGGACAACTCAAGCGCATTAAATGATGTGCTGATGATGTGGTACGCTTCGCAGGGGTTTATCGGGCATCAACTATGCGGGATATTGTCGCAGAACTGGCTAATTAACAAAGCGTGTTTAATGCCAGCTCGTGACGCAATCCGAAACGGCTACTCAGTCGCATCGGTTGACGGTGACAACATGCCAGAAAATGCGACGAAGATAATCAACTATTATGACCGCAAGTTCCTGTTGAATAAGCACTTGGAAGAATTTGTCTATAAAGGTCGTATATTTGGAATTAGAATCGCACTATTCAAAGTTGAAAGCACAGACCCAGATTACTATGAAAAACCGTTTAATCTTGACGGTGTAACGCCGAATAGTTATAAAGGCATTGTGCAGGTTGACCCGTACTGGTGCGCACCTATGCTTGACGGATTGTCAGCGGCTCAACCTGATAGCCTGCACTTTTACGAGCCGACGTGGTGGATAATAAACGGCGTAAAATATCATCGTTCACACCTGATCATATTCCGCAATTCTGAATTAGTGGATTTACTCAAGCCGTCGTATTTGTATGGCGGCATCCCCGTACCTCAGCAAATTATGGAGCGAGTGTACGCGGCTGAACGAGTAGCTAACGAAGCGCCACAACTAGCCCAGACCAAGCGTACTACTGTTTGGATGACCGACATGGAAAAGTTCGTTAGTGCTGGCGACAAGGCAATAGCAAGCCTGAATGATTGGTCATACTATCGTGACAATTATTCTCTTAAAATAGGCGACAAAGAAAGCGACGAGTTCAATCAATTCGACACGACGCTTGCAGATTTGGACAGCGTTATTATGACGCAATATCAGATTGTCGCAGCGGCTGCAAATGTGCCTGCGACTAAGCTACTTGGAACAACGCCCAAAGGTTTCAACGCAACGGGCGAGTATGAAGAATCCAGCTATCACGAGGAGTTAAAAAGCATACAATCTAATCACATGACTGCACTAGCTGAACGGCATCATGAACTGGTAATGAAATCCTATATTGCGCCTAAATTCGGCTATATCCAAACATCGGTAACATGGAATCCGTTAGATACTCCTACGGCGCTGGAGTTAGCACAAACTAATCTAGCCAAGGCACAAGTGGGCGCTGCACTAATCGCGTCTGGTGCAATCAGTAGCGAGGACGAACGCGCAAGGGTAGCCAAGGACAAAGAATCAGGCTACAACGAACTGGGCGAGGATGACGCGCCTGCGGGTGAAAATGAAACAGAATAATATCAAGCGCGGCGGCGTTCTAATCCCTTCGGCATCAATCCGAATCAGGTTTGAACGTGCTATCACGAAGCTGATTACGAAGATGGCGCAAGAGATTAAGCAAGAAGTCCGTAGCGTCTATGCTGTTGGTATGGACAGCGCGGCTATGGATGCAAGCATGGCAAGTCAAGCACGAATCAGGCTTAATGCCGTGTTGACTAAATACGTGCCACTATTCGGGAAACTGGCAGACGAAGAATCAGCGCGAATGGTAAGCGATACGCTTAAAAATGCGACTGTAACTGCGAGATTGTCATTAAAGGAAATAAGCGAGGAATTTACTATCAAAGCGGGTGATATTGATGAGCGCACCCGTGAGATAATGAAAGCGTCAACCCAGCAAGCCGCCAGCTTGATTAAGCTAATCCCGCAAAAGTATCTGTCTGACGTGCAGGGGCAGGTGATGCGCTCTATAGTTGGCGGGAATGGGATGCAAGACTTAATCCCATATCTTAACAAAATGTACGAGGGTAATATAAAGCACGCCAGACTTGTGGCACTAGACCAGACCCGCAAAGCGTACACAGGAATGACTGAAATCAAGATGCGTAATGCTGGCATAACCCATTATGAATGGATACACAGCGGCGGCGGAAGTCACCCGCGCCCGTTGCATGTTAAGCTAAATGGCACAATTCAAGAATATGCTAATCCGCCATATATCGGTGATATGTATGGTGAGGAGGTTTATGGCAATCCAGGCGAATTACCTAATTGCAGATGCAATGCACGACCTATCGTAAAATTTGCAAAATAATGTTGACACGGTTTATTTTTAATGTATAACGGGAATTATTCTAACGCAGGGATGCGCCGAATACACAATGACAGCAAGTAGCGACACTCTCAACACTCAAGCGCAGGAACTAATCAGTTCCTCGCTTTCTGACGTGCTCACGATGGACGAGCGCATCTTTGACACTAATGGATGGTTTGAAGTCAAGAATAACCCGCTATCTAAAGTCGGCATATTCTCATATTCAGGCGCACAGATTGGCGCTGAACATGCAGACAGGATTTACCGCGTTTTCCGACCAGCCGAAGAATTATCAACAGCCGAATGCTTGGATTCGTTTAAGCTAATCCCGTGGATAGATAACCATGTAATGCTTGGCAATGAGGACGCAGGACTTACACCAGCCGAACGTAAAGGTATTCAGGGCGTAATCGGTGAGGATGTCTATTTCCGTAATGACACACTATACGGCAATATAAAGGTATTTTCAGAGGCGATGAGTACGTTAATCGAGTCTGGCAAAAAAGAATTATCATGCGGGTATCGTTGCAAATATGAGTTTACGCCTGGCACATTTGAGGGCGAGGCATACGACGCAATTCAGCGCGACATCCGAGGTAATCATCTAGCACTTGTGGACAAAGGACGCATGGGGTCTGATGTGGCGGTCTTAGACCATTTTAATTTTACAGTTGACGCAAAGGAGT